GCAGTACCAGACCACTTAAGAACGTTACCGATAGAAGGTGTTGCGGTAGATACGTTGGAGAGGCTTGAGAGTGGTTTCTCTTCGTCAATCAACTTAATCCAGTTACCACCATGGGCAAAGTAACCAGAAGCAGTTTCATGGACGTGGGCAAACATACCGTGGTGGGTAGATGCCAGCGGAAGGTCAGATTCTGTAGCGTAAGCACCTTCCCACTTTAGGTTACCGTCTACACCGTCAATATAAACGTTGGATGAACCACCAGCATTAAAGAGGATGTCTCCACTACCCTCTGCTTCAATGATGATGTTTCTACTAGAAGACGATACAATCTTAAATCCGTTTGTGTCAAAATGCTCCAGCATCCTGGCAACGGAAAGTTCTCCAGGTTCATATCTGGATGCAGTCGCATTCCAAATCAGAGGTTCTCCATCTTGGGCACCCTGAATATTGATTTGCGAGTTATTACCATCACCGATGGAAGCATACAACTCGGTGAAGTTATCATTGATTTTAATTGCACCAGAGCGTAGGTTATCACCTGTTCCGTCGTTAGCAACAGAACCTACGCCAATCGCTTGTTTTGGCATTGTCTTCTATTAAAGCTGAGTTGTAGTTAAATTACCAGAGTCATCCACACCAAGTTGGAATCTAGTTCCATTAGGAGATGTCAGTACAAGTCCACTAAGAGGTTTGAAAGAACCACTAGGAACATCCCATGCCAAAGTTTGGTCTGCTGTCGGAGCAGCAGTTGTAAGGTCAACATCACTAAGTTCTCCGACGCTACCACTATTGTCGAGAATGGTTCTCCACTGCTGACCATCATCACGATGCAGTCTTCTGTCATCCTCAGTCTGAATCAACCGACCAGGAGCATCAGAATTTACATCAGGTACTTGGGTTGCATCTGCAACAGTACGACTATAAAAGTTTGTACCATCACCAAGACGTTGATAAATCTCTCGAAGAGCATTATCAATCTTGGTTGCAGCCTGACGAATAGTATCGCCAGTTCCATCGTTGGGTGCTGCCCCGTAGTTTAGTGGACTTCTAGGCATGACAGTACTTTTTTAGTTATTTATATCAACCGCCAAGAGCGGGTCTTTGCTCTCTTGTGAATGGACCAAAGATATATGGATAAACTGGATTTGACTCAGCATCTTGTGATAAGAAATATGCATAAGTACCGTTCGGGTACTCGGGAGTCTTTTGATAACGACCATTGTGCTGGTCTAGGATACCCAACTCAGGAACATACTCATAATCCTGAATGAATGTTCCTGCAGGAAGTTGAGAATAGTCATAGATTCTACCTTCAAGAACTTCACTTCTCTTCCGATATGAAGATGTCATTCTTACAATATCAGACAGTTGGTCATCTGGGTCTGAATATGAGAAGGGTCCATAAACAGGATATCCATCAAAACACCAACCTACAATTTTAGAGTGTCCATCGGGGTGTCTAAAATTGTCTCCGTTATAATGTGTAGCGGAAAAATATGAATTTGAATTGATAACTGCTTGACCCCAGCAATGATTTAGGAAATCTGAAGAGTGGTAGTGATATTCACCACTTGCTTCTGGGTGTCCCCCACATACATCAACACCATAATTGGTTTCGTTAAAAACCGCGTCCCAAACAAAACCTTCTGGTGGTTGAATCGCTCCTCCAGGGAGTGGTCCAGGACCAGCAGCGGGATTGAAAAGCACAACACCATTTAGTGCAATACCTTGAGGACCCAAAGTGGTTTCATCAGGGTTTGATGAGTTTTGCCCTCCTCTAAATGGAAACACAAAATTATGTGATTGTGCTACCACCACATTTGGATTACCAACGAAATCGTTGCTTCCTAGGGGCGTGCCATATCTAGCTGGGTCAGGGAGACCGTTAGAAGTAACAGTCATCTGACCCAGAATGTTGATTGTTGCAGATGTTTGTGAAACTGCCATGGTGTCTGGGATACAGGGTTATTTAGGTGAAGCTACTGGACCAGATAGTAGTCGCGTCGAAGTTGGGAATGGTGTACGCGGTGACTTCAGGGGTCGGCGGCGTCTCGGGATTCTCAAGGTCATCAATAATCTGCGCGGTAAGAGGAATGACCTCAAGTTGCGAATCAGTGAATCCTTCTGCACGTTGCTGACGTGTTGCGTTACCGATGATGTACGGGAAGATGGGGTTACCATCAGCATCAATTGTCATAAAGTATGCATAGGTGCCGTTGGGGAACTCAGGCGTGACAGAGAATCTTCCGTTGTGGATATCCAGGTCACCAAGTCCGTAGACGTACTCATAATCATTGATGAACGAACCAGGCGGCAAAGTGACGAAACTATGTGTCCGCCCGTAAGCCTCAGTAGCGAGAAGTCTGTACGAGGAGGTCATACGCTTGACACCACTGGTATTTTCTGCGCTAACGCGATATCCGAAAGGACCATAGATGGGATAACCATCAGATGCCCAACCGATAATCTTAGAGTGACCATCAGGATGACGATAGAAGTTGGACTTGAAGTTTGTGTCACTCAGGTAAGGGGTAGAGCGATAGAAGTTTCTTGTCCAGCAGTTCATCAGGAAGGAACCAGAACGGTAGCTGTACTCGCCAGATTGCTGGTCGGGCACGCCGCCGCAGGCGTCAACGCCGTACTTGTCTTCATGGAAGACGCGGTTCCAGTAGAATCCTGTAGGTAGTTCCAGAGTTGTGGTTGGGAGAGTTGCCGAATCATCAAATGCAGTGCTGAGAACGACACCGTTGATAGCAACACCGACAGGACCAATGCCCGTATGCATCGGGTTGGAAGTATTGCTTCCTGCGCGATAAGTGAAGGAATACTGTTCGTTCTGAGCGATAATTCCAAGACCAAGGTCGGGGAACTGTGAAGAACCCAGAGGAATGCCATTAAGCGCGGGAGCGGGTGTTCCAGCAGTATTAATCTCAAGCAGAGTTTGATTAGCGTTCAGGTCAGGGACAGTAGCAGAGTTGTCAACGCTGACGAAAGTTGTCTCGGGATTGAATCCAGAGATAACCGTGGGCGCGAGCACGCCCGCGAGCACGCCACCTTCGCTATCTAGAGTCTGAATACCATCTGCTGCAGCAGTGACATCGCCAGACTGTGGAGGATTATTTGCAGGAACTGCAGGAGCGATGATGTCTTCCTCCAGAACCTGAGCAGTACCCTCAGCAGGATATGAATTGATGTCGGGATATACATAACCCTCAGGAACTTCAGTGTCGGGATTTACGGATGCATAACCGTAGTTTGTACCGCCTTCCTTAACATCAATTCTCTGAACACCAACCAGTGCCTTGAGTTGTCCATCGAAACCACTTGTCGAGTCAACACGGACGACGGGTCTGGTTGTGTAACCATCACCAGGCGAGGTAATTTGTGCGTCTGTAATACGTCCTCTGAGAATCTGAGCACTTGCTGCAGCATCCTTACCAAAGATAGAACCAAGGTAGTCGAAGGTAATGAGCGAGTTAGACGATTCAATGATAGCGATTTCTCTATCTTCAGTTTCACCCTCAATGTCGAGGAGGTCACCAGCTTCCAGAGGAGGAACGACGGTCGCCGCCACAACGTCTGCGTCAGAACCAATGTAAGAGAATCCAACGAATGTAGAACCGAATCTAGGAATCTCCGAGAAGATGATTCTAGAACCAACCAGTTCAAAACCAATTCCAGGTTCCTGCAGAACGCCGTTGAGAGAGACAACGATGTTGTTTTCTGGACGAATAACGGTAGACTGTACACCTTCCGTCAGGGTCAGCGAGTAGAAGGAATCTTCAAACAGGAGGTTGAAGGAGGAGCGCAAGGAGTCAAACTCGAACGAGATGTCATTCAGGAAGCGCAGTTTGCCAACATAGTAACCCGTGAAGGAAGAACCAGACTCGGGTGCTTCGGTGAACTGGATTTCATCGGAGAATGCCGTGTAAGCATTAGATGCACCAGGAGGTTGAAGAACACCATTGACGAAGGTGAGCAGGTGCCCTGCGGGGTCAGGGAAGTAGGGGTCGCCGTTGTTGGATGTAATCTTGAAGTTGGTCTGTGTACCGTCAAATCCAACAAAGAATCTCTTGACTCTACCCTCAACAGAAACCACATCAGTAATTGCTGCCTTATAGGAGTTAGGACCAACAATCGTGTCATACTTAGTAGCAGTGCCCTTGACATCAGTGATGTAAAGTCTTTCATACTGGATGAAATCTTTCTTACTGACGACTGTAGCAGCGAACTGCGAAGCGACGTTTGTAACGACGCTAACTGCACCTTGACCAACTGGGTTACCACCACCAACATAAGTAGCAACGATGTCACTTGATTGGAAAGCACCCTCAACCATGGATACGTAAAGCGTATTTGTATCAGTATCCCACCCAGAAATAATACCTTCAACACCAGGCTGTGGGATGTTGTCGATAATCTTGTAAAGCGTACCACCAAGAACAAAGTTATCGCGTGTAACATTGTTGAATGTATCTTCGTAAGGAGTAACTGTAAGTGTTACATAACCCTGCGAGAGAATCTTGTCACTGAGAGAGATGTCACCAGAACCATTATGCTTGTAAGCATCGATGTAGAAGGAAGACTTATCAGCGTAGATGACCGAGGTTTCTTCAAATGAACCCTGCAAACTATCAGTATCAATCGTGAGTTTACCGCCAGTGTTATCAAGAACAGCAGCGTTGTTGTCATAGTATTGAGTGATGATACCAGTAGTTCCAGAATCATATCCCTTGAATGCTTCAGAAGCACCGAAGGCACCGATTGGGCGGACCACGACCATTCTGTACTCAACAGAGTCAACAGTAGACTCTTCAGAGTTAGTCATGTCAATGAAAGTTCTGCCAGTAGTCCAAGCAACAGTTCCATTGTCAATGATATCCATGTACTTGTAGTTGCTATCTTCGTAAAGCGCGTAGATAGTACCTGTAGTATTGACTTCATTGACATCAGTGACTGTCATGCCAAGGGTGTAATTGTCAATTAGGTTCGGGTCAGTCTCTGTGATGGTATAACGCAGACGAATCAGCATCTTCTGAACATCAGCAGCATTGCTAAAGATAGTTCCAGATTCAGCAGATGAACCACTAACCGTGCCATAGATGTATTCGTTAGGAATCAAACCACCGCCCAGAGGCGTGGGAACGATACGAGAGTTGGGTTTCACATATGTCTTAGACAGATACGTAATACCAGTGTTAGAAGCAACGGTCTCATAGTAATTAGAATCCAACCACTGACTCTTATACTTGTTCATGATATCGAGAATCTGAGGCATATAGTCAGCAGAACTATATCCATTCATGTCAGACTTGTAGAACGCGGGGAACGATGCTCTGGTGGAAGGATTGACCAGGGTTTCGTCCATGGACTGCTGGTAGTAGCGATAGAGTTCATCCAGGATGAACGCCTTGATGTTGTACTCCTTATTTGTGTAGAACCGCTGGCCATCGCTATTTGCCTCGTATGCATCCAGTGTTCCAGTGTTCAACTTAGCACCCCAGATGAGGATACCGTCCGTACCGTTACCAGCACCGTTGACCAGAACTTCCGCCATGTAGTTGGAAACTCTAAACTCAGCAATACCGAACGGAATGTTGAATGTAATGTAGCAGCGATACCAACCATCACCATAAGGAATGACGTTCATGTCATCCACGGTCATGCCACCACCAACAAAGTTGCTGGACTTCTCACCACTAATCAGGTTGAAGTTGAAGAATGCGTAGGAGTAGTTTGACAGATATCCAGCAAGACCACTCATACCCCAGGATACGTGGAATCTTATCTGACCATAACCTGCTTCCTTGTAGAAGCAAGAATATGTAAACTTCTGGGAGGAACCTTCTGCACCAGTATCGAATGTGCTGGAAGTATTATCGAAAGTAATACTGTTACCATCATACGTGCTGTAGGTAGAGAGTGGATAATTAAAGAAGATGACCTTTTGTGTGGTATTGTTACCAGGAATCCACTTGTCAGCAGTCAGAGAACCATTAGGTGCTTCATACTGAGTGCCACTAATGCTGCCACCGTATCTGTACCATCCGCCAGGTGTCTGGTAGGAAGGAAGCATCATGTTTTCAGAGATGTCACCCCAGATAGTATTGCTCAGAATATTGTCAACAGAGCCTTCGTTATTAAGCAGGTTGGGCAGAGTACGAAGAGTTGCCAGAGTCTCTGTATTGTTATACGTCGTAGAACGTCCAGGTGTAGTTCTGGTTACAGTGTTCAGGAAGTCTGTCTGCGAGTTATCTGCTTGGTAGATTGTCTGATAGATGATATCCATCATTGTGGTGATGGATTGTGCAACTTCAGCACACAACGGCAGGTCGTCATCCAGAATGATATCATGGTTTCTAACCTGAATCTCATTGTGAGTACCAGTCTTAATTACGAAGTTGTTACGCATGACTTCAATTGCCATGTCTCTAGCAGCGTTGATTGCCCAGAGAGTTTCGGTAACTTCAGTTTCTACGTGGCTCAGTGCGATAGGATTCTGAGTGCGGTCAACATAAAGTGCAGCAGCATCCCATACTTCATGGTTTCCACCATTTCTCAGGTTGTATGCAACAGCATCGAGGATATCCTTGATGTCATCAACACAGTTAGAGTTACCGCCAGGAATTTGCAGTGCAGGATACTCTGCAACCAATCTAGCAACAACTTCTTCAGCAATAAAGTCGCGGTTGATGCCAATCAGGTTACCAGCATCTTGGAACTTATCACCAGGGCGAGAAGTGAGAGGAGTTGTGATAACGTCGTAAACAATGTCATCGGTGATTGTATCAATCAGACCCTCATACTCGGTTGTATCCCACTCATTGATACCCCACTCTTGCTTGACAGTTTCTGCAATTTCTTCCTTATAGTAGTGCTCATTAAACAGGATTGCATTCATTGCGCTGACAGACTGGAGTCCGCCAGGTGCAAGTTGCTCAACAGGAAGTGTCCAGAGAGTTTCGATTGCAGTCTTAACGTCTGCACAATCGCTATCAATGTATGTTCCACTAGAAACATCATGGGTGACCGTAGTGTCAATATAAGCATCTTCAGTGGTGTACATCGCAACATAATGGTCGGGAGAAGTTTGAACCGAACCTTGAGTTTGCAGCAACTGGTTGATTGCCTTGTGCGCGAGCATCTTGGCATAGTTTAGAGCATACAGAGTAGCGGGAAGTTGGTCTTCAACGTGAAGTACTTGCTTATTCGCATCAATGTAAGTCTCCAGAGCAATTACAGTATTGGAGTTACCACCAGTCAGGAGGTCGGTGATAAGTGCCTTAATCATCTCCTTAACGTCTCTGATGCACTTATTACGTCCATCAATGCTACCACCAGGATATTCAAATGTCTTGTAAGAGACTTGGTTAATTTCGTAAGTGAAATATGCGTCAAGAGCACCTGCTGTTTCTTCAGCGATATAATCTTGATTCTTCCAAAGTGCATTACCAGCATCGACAAATCTGTCTCCAGTAGGAGCAAGAATTGCATTCATTTGGTCGAGCATCGTATCAACTGCCGCCTTGACATCAGCACACTTACCAACAGCAACAACCGAGTTAGGAAGGGCGCTGGAGAATGTGTGTGCATAATTACCGCCAGAGACAACTGCGCCAGCTGTAGCAGAGACGAACCTATGTTCGTACTGAGAAGACGATGCTGCAATACCAACGTTAATGTTAATCGTGGTAGGTCCTACGCTATTAATCTTCAGAGCAGTGTCATATGCAGGGTCGGAAGCACGGGGGTAAGTGTGGGTGCTAGCGTAGTTGTCAGAAGAGCATGTGAATGTCAGAGAGTTAGCAGCAAGTTTGATGCTTGTACCAACAGGCAGCGAATGTGTACCGATAGTCAGTTGCAGGTTACCAGTTGCAGCATTGTAATAAGCATTGCTTACGTCGTAACTAACGATAGGTGAAGCACCTGCATTAACCGTAATCGTAGTTGCTGTAGCACCAGTAATAGTAAAGTACTTCTGGTAGTTCGGGTCAGTGGTACGAGGATATGTGTGCAGTGCGTTACCACCGTCCATAGCACATGTAAATGTCATGGAGTTGGGAACGAGGTAAATCGAACTTCCAACAGGCAGAGAGTGAGCACCGATAGTGATTACAGAATCACCAGTTGCAGCATCATAAGTTGCTGTTGTTGGGGTGTAAGATGCCTGTCCACCTGCAGCAGTATCAGTCGTAATACCAATCGGAGGTACGACAATGCTGTTGCTGTAAACCGTTTGAAGGGTTCCATCGATAGCATCCTTACACAGGTCCTTAATTTGCTCATGGGCAAATAGTGACTGTAGAAGTTGAAGTCTTACGTGAAGGATACCACCATTAGAATCCAGATAGAACCTAACTGCTTGCAGAGTCTTCTCATTACCACCAACCTCAAGGTCATCAGCAACTGCGTTAGCAATCTGAACGAGGTCAGTACGGCATCTAGTTGTACCTGCATCAGAAAGACCACCATTATTTCTTGGCATCAACTGAGTCAGTGTAGGATACTCATTAAGCATCCGACCGATTGCCTCATCAACGATAACATTGATGTTATCTCTAATCAGATTTGCAGCATCTTTGAATCTGTGACGGTCGTCACCATCAATCTGATAGGTAACAATATAATCATTAACGTTATCGACAGTACCAGCAATAAAGGGAACCGAAACGTAACCAGAGAAAGAACCACCAGAGTAAATGTAATCAGGAAGAACTCTGGTAATACCGTTCAGGTAGTTAGTACCAGTATTTGCCTGTTCGATTGTCTGGGTAATAATATTGAAGTGGTCTTCAATTGCAGTTTCGACGTTTGCACAGAAGAGTTGGTTGTTAGAAGCGGCCAGCGGGTCAATCGTGATGGTAGTATCACGAGAAACATCAGTATTGGTATACAGGGTGCTGTAAACAACAGGCCACTTAGAGGGACGAACTCTACCGTTGATTTCACCAGTTGTGGTGATAGACAGAGGATATGTAACAGCATCAGAACCACTGGGGTCTTGCAGAGTATCGGTAATAATCTGCATCAAGGTATCGATTGCAGACTCAACAGCAGCACAACGAGGAGATGCTGGGTCAATTGTAATTGTAGAATCGATTGTGGGTGTTAGACCATGGGAACCAACAGTTGTGGAAGGTTGACCCTGCATGATTTCTGTTGCCAGGTCACGAGCAGAGTTGATAATCCAAACAGTCTCTGTCAGGTTAGTGGTGATATGGTTGAAAGAACCACCATTCAAGAACCACCATGCCGAGTCCCAAACATGGTTGTTACCACCATGCTTCAGGTTAGTTACGACGGAGCGAAGTACATCCTTAATATCGTCGGAGCACTCTGTAGTCAGAGTTGCAGTAGAACTCGGGAATTGAGCAATACCTCTATCAAGTGCTTCAGCAGCGATGTAGTTGATATTAGCTTCAATCTCATTTGCAGCATCGATGTAAATGTCATCTACAGCATTCCATGCATTATAGGTCTGAGAACCAATGTTATTCTCAATATTGTCAATACCAAACTGGTTTCTCATGGTTGCAATCGCGATGTCTTCCGCGATTCTCATGACATAGATGGTCTCAGGAACTTCACCGTCAACATGACTTAGAGTTGCCAGAGCAGGATTGTTCTCGTCCTCAACACGATAGTATGCCGCAGCATCCCAAACATAGGAGTTGCCACCACTTCTAATAGATTTGGTCAGAGCATCGAGAGCAAGAACGAGGTCTTGCTTACAACGTGCTCCACCATCATCATTCGGGAATGTGAAGTTGTTGGGGTGACCAGCACCAGTGTTCTTAAAGAATTCAACTGCCTCATCAGCAATGATGCTAGCATTAGCATCAATCTGGTCACATGCATCGTAGTAACGGAAAGGAATGGTGGTGTTTACATACTCATTGCCATAAGCATAAGTAGGTACACCAGACCAATCAGTGGTGTCAGTATCATTGTTCTCACCATCAAAGTGAGTCAGCAGAACAGTGTTTGTATCACCTTGGAAGATACCCGCACGAGGAGTGAAATCTACATCATAACGTGCATTAGTAGAAACACGGACCTCATCAATATAACCAATAAAGAGGTTTGCGTTTGTATAGTCTGCACCAATTCTAATTGGTCTTGTAGAACCATAATCAGAGGGGTCAGACTGTGTAGGACCTTCTTGAACACCATTCAGGAACATTCTGATGGAGTTATTAGAGCGGCAAACTGCAACATGATACCAAGTGTTAGTGCTAATGTTGGTTGTACCAGTAATTGTAATACCACTGTTACCAGCGATATAGGTAAGAATGTCGCCATTCAGTGTCAGAGTTGCTGCTCTATCGGAAGATGCAGAACGCATATCAAAGATGAGTTTAGAACCAGCAGCAATAGAACCAGGACGAATCCATCCTTCAATCGTCCAATCACCAGTACCAAAACCAAATTCAGTATGAGTTGCTACATCAACGTAGTCTCCAGTACCATCTAAGTACAGTGAGGTGCCACCAAACTTAGACTGAACGTCAGAAATCTTGGCATCACCAGTGAAACTAAATGAATGTAGGTAGTCTGCACCTCTTGCTTGCTTACCGAGATAGAACCACTTTCTACCATAGTTTGTACCAATGACTTCTGCAGTTGCATTTTCTGCATAGATAGTCTGACCTGCGGTAACAAGGTCACCTTCAGAATCGAAGAAGGAAAGTTTGTTAACCCGTACTTCCTCATCTGTGATGAAGTTTCCACTTTGTCCACCAAACAGAATCTTGTAGTTTCTGAGGGTTTCACCAATAGTAAACCCTGTCCCATTGACGTTGGCTGGATTGTACGTCAGATAAGTGTTTCGTACAACTTCGTTGCCAGGGAACTTATCATTAATCGCAGTCTCATTATCTGCAACATCGACAACTTGAATCTGAGATTGTGATATATCATCCAGAATAGTATTCGGATTTTCTGCAGAAACCAGTCTGTTGAACAGAAGACCAAAGAAACTAGAACCATCAGAAATATTGACCTGAGGAACAACAGTCTGAGTAACAGGGTCTCTGTATGGGGCAGAACTTACAACCTGGGCAACAATTCCAGAACGAGCCGAGATAATGTATTCGTCAGTGTTGATGTCAAAGAGACCAGGAGTAGACTGATATGTACCAGTTGTCTTACTGACCAGAATATTGTTAGTCTTAATGATATCCGTAGAATAGACATTAGAACCATTCTGGTGAGATACTGCAGCCGTTCCCAGTTCACCGCGAAGAATTGTCAACCTGTCATTAACGGTATCGATTGCTTGTACAGTGAAGATTTCAGAATCTAGTTGATACTGCTTATTAACTTCCCAAAGAGCATTTCCTTCAGCATCTTCGGTTTCAATGTACATGAACGTTGCAGAAGCACTAATCGAGAGATTCAAAGTTGCAATAGGCGAAGAAGTGCTATCGTCGAGGTTAATTGCCTCAACGGACGCAATATCACCTTGGAAGTCAGTAATATTTTCTTTATACTCAAACAGATTATTGTTCTCTAGAAGAGTTTGACTATCAACGAATGCACTGAAACCAACAGCACTAGAGCGAATTTCCTCACCCTGAATTACAAGGATTTCAAACGTACATGTCTGGTCACCAGCAAGAACTGTGATAATATCACCAACCTGATAATCTCTACCACCCGTATTCAGGACAATAGAAGTAACCTGACCACTAGCATTAGTATTGGTATCAACAGTGAGACCTGTACCAGAACCACCTGTGGTTGGGACATTAAAACTATCGGTATAACCATTACCTGCCGTAATCGGTGGACCAAGAGTATTAACAACACCAACACGGAACATAATGTTCGGGTTGATAGGAGTGCCTTCTTGCTGGTCAGGATAGATGATATCTATTTCATTGGTGGCACTACGTACAACAAGAGCAGTATTGTTAGTTAGAACACCTCTTACCTGATAACCAACAGGAGGATAAGTACCGAGAACCGTGCTCAGGGAAAGACGATAGGTTTCCTTGAACGACAGACCCAAGTCAACATACTTGACGCTAGCAGGGGGTTGGGGTGGTTCCGCAAATACAAGCTGGTCACCCTGAACTTCATATGCAGTACCAGGAGTCTGGATAACACCATTCATTACGACCATCAACTGATTTGTGGTCGAGACAACTTGATTTTGCTCAACTGTAAGCGGGAACGAGAATCTAACACCGTCAAACAGGTTAGAAATATCATCAAGCCGCTGTACAACAGAGGTAAGAATTTGCTCCGAAGAGGTCAATCTCTTTTGACGGAACAGAACCTCAGTATTATTGAAGTCGGTGTAAATCGGTTCAACCAGAGTAAAGTTTTGAATGTTTGGTACAACTGCAGAATCTGCAAGGTTTACCGACTTAACAAGTTCAAAATCAATCTCTTTGTTCTCAATTGTTGCAGTTTCAGCAAGACCAAGTTCACCAAAAATCTTAAATCCACCTGGGTGTGCGTTCTTAGTGACAATATCACGCCACTTATCAATAGATACGGAAGACTTAACACTATAAGAGAAGTCCTGATAGTAGTAGGAGTCTTGAATCTTCTGAATAATTTCGGAAGGTTTACCAACGTCATCGGTAAATTTACCAGGAGTCTTGGTGATAGAGGAGATATTAAGAACACCTCTTGCCATGTTCAGGTTATCAATCGTACCAGAAGACTTGGAAATAGTACCAGTAATCTTCTGACCCTTCTCAAAAGTACCTGTGTAACCAGTGACTTTAAGAATCTTAGGTCCAGACTGCCAACCTTCATTCTCCGAAATATAACCAAAGGCAGTTGCTTGGTCGAGGCTCTCACCCTGATAAATTCTTTCACCAGAGAGGAACTGACCAGTTGCAACGATTGCCTGAGCAGCACCACCGAAAGATTCGGTCAGAACAATCTGTCTTCCAACACCAGCGTTAACGAAGGAAAGGAAGTCGCCAATAGCAGCGTTGTCAGGAGTCAGTGCAAGACGCATTTGGTCACCTTCAAGACCATTTGCAATACCTGTAATTGCATAGTACGTTTGACCAGGAACCAAAGGACCGAATGCGGTGATGCCGTATGCGGGGTCGCCATCGCCATTATCTTCAACAGTCAGTTTTACTTCAGCACCATTGGGAATACCATGTGGGAAAGAGAACTGGAAGAGATTCAAGTCAAGGTTAATGACATAAGAGAATGCCGAGTTAAGTGAGATTGTGGGTTCAGAAGAGTAACCTGCACCAGGGTCCTTAACTTCAATACTTTCAATACGACCATTCTTGATGTTTGCAACTGCTGTTGCACCTTCTCCACCACCACCTTCAATAATGACGGTAGGTGCCTGAGAGTAACCAGAACCAGGGTCAGTGACCTTAATGCTAGACAGAACAGATGTGTTAATAAGTTGCAGGTTAACAGGGAACGAAATCTCTGGACGCAGAGTGTAATCTTGAGGATAGTCGAAACCGAAGTTGTTATTCTTAAGTTTCTTAATCTTACCAACCTTAGTACCCTTAACAAATACCGAGGCACCACTACCAGCAGGGGGAATAACAACAGTCAATTCGGCACCAGAACCAGCAAGGCTGGGTCCAAGAATGCCAGAAATTGCCTCAACATCGATAAATGCCGTAGTGTAATTCTTACCAGGAGAGGTAACAACAACCTGACTGATTTGACCAGGAATAAGTTGCCCTTCTTCATCAAGACCATCTTCAACAGTGATTTGGATAAATCCGCCCTCACCATCACCTTGGATGGGGACATTATAGTAAACGCCTACAGCATATTCAGTACCAGGGTCTGTGATTTGAACTCTTTCAATTTTACGAGAAGAAACGATGCTATCTACAACAGGAAGTTTCTTATAGAAACCACCACCATTAACAATTCTGATATTTGCGATAGGACCAACTGCAGATTCTGCTTCTGTAGAGTAGGAAGAAGTTTCCCTATCAGCAGGACCTTCAGGTTCAATGTTTAGGGGGAACTTCATAATTGTTGCACCGCTGGTAATTGTTGCACCAGCAAGTTGTTCAATACGGAATCTTCCCAGATAAGGAGAATTCTGAACGTCCAGATATGCCGTGTTGGACATCGGAGGTTCGGAAGTTGTTCTAGAGGGGTCGAAGTAGTACGAAATATTGGTAACTTCTTCGTTAACTGCAAGAGAAACGTAAGGTTTGACACCACCAGTAACAACGCCAGGAGTACCAGAACGCTCAATAGCATTGAAAGAGTATTCCAGTTTATAGAGATTATCTTTAGAGAATGTTAGATAATAACCAACCATCGACGGGTCAGATACGTCAAAGACGTACTGGTGACCGTAGAACATCGGAAGAACAGGTGTCTTAGCAGAAACCACTACATTATTTGCACCACCATTTGCTTCGGCGGGGTTATCTGTAGGAACTCCTCTCAGAGAGTATGTAAATTCTCTGCTGGTGAAGACTTCCTTAACGAAGAATGAACCGTCATAGTCATTAGCAGTACCATCACCACTGTTACCAGTAATGTGAATGATTTCATTGGGTTTGAGGTAATGTGCAGTTGCGGTTGTTACATATGCAATATCTGTGTTATTAATTGCACTATACTTAACAATTTTGGTCAGATTAGTCACCAAAGTAATTTTGGTGACACCAGTCAAACCACTAATAGTCAGAGTGCTATATTCGGAGTTGAAAGAAAGTTGGTCAGAGGTCAAACTGACAACAGAACCAACAACAAACTCAGAGGAGCCACTGATATCATCGATTCTTACGCTGTAATCTGGGTCACTATGGGGTTTGAATCTTGCAAACTCATCAAGATTATTTGTTGCAGATGGGTCAATCAGAGTGAAGTCTTCTTGTGCAAGGTTGAAATCAAAGACGCCAGGAGTAGTGTTAATTACTTCAGCAAAGACATATCCTTTAATTTCGTTAATATCATTGACATTAGTTTTCAGTTCTCCAGAATCGATATAAGTATCCCACTCACCAACAATATCAGCAATGTCAATTGTATTCGGATGTGCAGTTGTATCAACGTCAATAATCTTTGCTTGTGCTGCAATAGTGCCAGCATTCCAGACCTGAAGTGTTGCACCCTTAGTGAAGTTCACAGGGAAAGCATTTGTAGTCAATCTTTGTACGTTGTTGACCTTGGTTGTGGTCGATTGTGCAATAAAGAACTTACCATATGCCTTAGGAGTTACCCGAACCTTCTTAGAACCAGGAGCAGGAATTGTAGCAGTTCTAGTCGCCCAAACATCAGTAATCTGACTTACCGTCATGATATCCTGAGTAAGAAGCGATGCTACGTCATTATAGTCAAGAACCTGATAACCTTCTGATGCTAGGTCATAACCAACAATGTTATTTGTTACCGAAGTACCTCTAATGATTGTAGTATCATCAGTTTTATTAAATACAATGCCATTATTGGTTGTAGAGAATCTACCAGTTCTTTCGTTTGCAGTTACCTTATCTAACTTGTGCAGAATTGCATCTGTATGAATGTAATCGGTACGACCATAATACGCAGTGTATTCTGCAGTAACAGAAGGTGCAGTTTGAGACAGAACTCTATCACTAATCTTAACACCATCAATATAACCAGAGAACTGAGTCGATGCATCATAGGCACCAGCAGTATTGGTGAATCCAGGAGCGTTAGCAACGAAGAAGTTATTATTCAGATTAATAGAAGGAGCAGTTGCTTGGCAAGCAATAGTACCATCAACAGCAAGAGTGTATGTATTACCACTCTTAGTCAGCGAAACAAAGTGCCAAGTATCAGTCGAAATTACACCAGCGGGTGAAACAATCGGAGAGCTACCATAAAGTGCTGTAGCATTAGCATACAACAGAATTGCATTAGTATTGCCAGAAGAACCAGTTCTATCCCAAACAACACTGATGCCAGGTCCAGTCCAGTCACCAAATGTAAACAGGGCAGGATTTGCTCCAGTATAACCAGCAGTTACATACTGAGAACTTGCATTGAAGAAACCAGAGACCGTGAAGTCTTTGCTGGTCATGTCACCAAGACCATACAGAGTTGCGGTGTCTCCACTTTGTACATTCAAGTATGCTGCGGAATATGTTGCAGCATTGATGTCATAACCTTGTACATCCAATGCAGTATTAGAACCTCTACCGATAGAACCTGCACTATCACCAGTCCAAGTTACGTTAGTAGTCTTTTCAGTTGTGTCTCCAAACCCTGGGGAAGAACCATCAAGTTCAAAATCAAATAGTGCAACAGTTCTATTGTGCTTCTGCTGACCAACAAGAACATGGTCTCCAGAAACATCAGAGTGAGATGCATACCAGGAACCACCCTCAGTACCACGCTCATAGTCAACCTTATAATTGGTTTGAACGCTACCATTATAAGAAATCTTGAGGAAGTGGTTAATTACCTTCTTATCACTTGCTCGAACAACTTCAAGACCAACGTTAAGGTGGTTAAAGAGGTCAACATTACCCGAAACCATCTTAATGCTGTCAATATTGACATTACCACAATCATAGATGTAGCTCCAGATAGGAGCAACTCCAAGACTGTACTTACCTACCCAGAAATTCTTACGCTCAAGATTAGTCTTATTAACAAGTTCAGCACTAATCCACAGTTCATTAAATTCGTCAATGACCATGTGTGCATTATCAAGTGCAAACCCAGCATTAGAAACTTGCTGCAGGGTGTTACTTACAATACCAAACTGAGTCAGTTGACACTTACCAATAACCAATGATTTGTCATCGCTGGTCGAGTTAGGGGCAGTTTCCATCAAATAGTAAATTCTATCGATGTCCTGACCAGTAGTTTCGTGGTGTACTACGATATCAAGCAGTTTCTCAGAACGAGTCAGAGAAGTGAATTTTCTCTTAGCAACAAAGTTACCCAGTTCATTAAGAACGATGATAAAAGCATCATATGCAGAACTGGTGTTAGTATCTGTATATCCACCAAGGATATAACGGTCTGTTGTCAGTTTTGTCAAAGACGTGATGTAATCACCACGAGAAATACCAGAAATACCAGCATACTCACGCTGCCAGTCGAGAGTTGCAAGAAGACCAGTGTTATTTTGGTTATACTTAGCAACGATGATGTCTGGATTATGTGCGGGGTTGATTCCACTGGGTTTTGTATGTCCTGCGACGATAACGGTGTTAGCGTCATCTTCATCGACATAAATTTCCGTCAATTCACAATAAGAATCTCCAGTAATATTGGGAGAGTTAGAACGGAGCGACTTTTCCCAAACTTTGATACCAGTAGAGTTGTACTTAGCAACAAAACCGTAGAAGTTACCAACAGCATCCTGAGTCTTACCTACAACATAGGTATCTTTGTTAGAAGTTGTGGTGACATTATGAATAACGGTCTCCTCACCAGTACCATTGATTGTGTTGAGGAAGTAGTCTGCCTTCTTAAAGATTTGGGGGTGAGATACCAGGATTCTGGGGTCAGTTGTGAATCCATTACCAGAATTGATAATATTAAATCCAACAACGTTACCAGTTGCAGTGTCTAGTTTGGGTTCAATAACTGCGTCTTGTCCAACGCCATCAATTTCAACAGTGATAGGTACTTCTGAGGTATAACCAGTACCAACTTGAGTAACATTCAGTTCTTCAATACCCTTAACAACAGATACCTTAAATTCTTTATTGGTATTTGCCTGAATTGGTGTATATTGAACATTGATGATGTCAGCAATCTTCAGGTCATGAGGGTCTGCACAAGTAATAACGCCATAAGGAACGTCATTAATCATTTCAAAGGTGTAAGAATCAATCGTCTTACCCTTAATTTCAGAAACTCTCGCAGAAATTCCATATCCATCAGTATCGGTATCATCAAAGACCAGTACGTCATTTACCTGATAGGATTGACCAGGGTTTTCAATAATAAAACCGTCAACCTTAGCGTCTTCAAACTTAGTAGTCGTTTCTACTTCAATATCGACTCTAGAATCAAATTTGACAGTCGGGAAGTAATCAAATACCTCAAGACGGTCCTCTTCTTCAAGTTGATTGACCGCAGCTGCCTCAGTGGTATCAATAATAGAGTCTCTGTTATCGTCTTCGGGTTCTAACTGAATAAAGTCACCATCTTCAAAGGTGATTGTGTCAGTTTCAGCGTTAGGAGTTCTTTCAACGTCAATATCAACATTCTCATAAGGGTCACGGAATCTAACAACACCACCAGGGATATTTTGCTGTACCGCAGTCTGCTGGAGGTTCCACTTATCAACAACAGAGTTCCAAGAGGGACCAAGAACATAGGGGAAGACTGGATTGCCTGCTTCAGAAGCATCAATGGTAACGAAATAGCAATATCTGCCTGTTGGGAAATCAGGAGTCTTAGCAAAACGACCGTTGTACTGGTCAAGGTCACCAGAACCAAAGTTGTACTGATAATCTTCAACAAAAGAACCTTGTACATACTCGGTCAAAGAAGGACCATCAATACGAGCAGGGGTGGGATTTGTATCTGGATGATAAATTAGGTTTGTTTTTAATGCATAAGACGATGACATTCTCCTGATTGCAGAAGACTGGTCGGTTGGGTCATCATAACCATAAGGACCGTAAATAGGGTTACCATCAAATGCCCAACCAATAATTGGGGAGTGCTGAAGACCAACCTCTTGCTCTCTAATCAATCCGTTAGAGTCAAGAATCATATTGTCACCCAGAACGTATCTCAGACGCTGAGGGTTAGCAATGTGAGCATACTCACCACCATACTGGGTGTTATATCCTTCAAAAACAGCACCATATGCTTCGTCAAAGTCACTGTTTGCTTGGAGGTTATAAGTCCACTCAAATACTTGGGAATCGAACTCAGCGCCACTACCAACGGATGTCAGAGTAACAATTGTGGTGCCAGATTCGTATCCAATACCTTTGTTGAGGATTTCGATGCCAGTAACACGACCAGCATTCTCGCCATCGGTATCAATAATAGCACGAGCAACAGCACCAAAACCTTCGCCGTAAATAGCAACTTCAGGAGGAGTGGTGTATCCATTACCTGCAGCAACAATAGCAATGGAGATAATACGACCATTATTGACGATTGCTTGTGCAGCAGCACCAGTACCAGAGCTTAGAGTAATATTTGGTTTGCTAGTGTAAGAAGTACCACCATCACTAACAACAATCTCCTTAATAGGTCCACGAACTTGTGCTCTACCTGTAGCACCAGAACCGCCACCACCAACAATCGTAATATCGGGTCTAGAGGTAAAACCTGTGCCACCAGAGTT